AGTGCGTTTGGGAAGAGTCATGTCACCCTCCCTTACGCGTCGGCCGCAGAGGAGAAGAACCCCGTGACCACGCCCCACTGCTTCAGGCTGGACGAGACCTTGAAGAAGGTCTTGGCAACGCCGTAGCACATCTTCACGCCCGCACCCTTGACGAACTGATAGTCCGTAGAGTCGCGGAACGTCGGCGTCGGCATCTTCGCCCACGGCATTGCAAGCGCGTTCTGGCCGCAGAAGAACACCGGCGAGATGCGGGACGAGCCGTCGCCGCCGGTCTTCAGATTTCCGACGATGCCAGAGGTCCAGATATCATCGACGAAGTTGTCGATTTCCGGCACCTCACGGATAATCACGCCGTCCCAGTTCAGATCACCGTCCTGGAAGATGATGTTGTCGATCGAACGGGGGCGCGCATTCTGGTGTGCCGTGCCCAGCGAGGTCTTGAGGTCGCGGAACGCGGTCGTGCCGGTAAACGCCACGAAGTAGTCGTAGCCGTCCTTGGTCTTGAACGGACGAATACGCGGCTGCGCCAGCTTGGCAACACGCTTGAGCAGGCTCACCGAGGAGGAGGTGAACTTGTCGTTCGTCACGTCGATCTTGCCAAGATCGGTGACGTGCGTGCCGGAGTAGTTGCTGATCGCATTGCCGTAAAGGATGCGGTCGGAGTTGGCTGCGGCCCAAGCGTTCAGGCCCGTAGCGGTTGCGTCCGCGTACAGCTCACCGTTCACGCGCTGGCCGGCAGACGAACCGAGGCCGGACGGAGCCGACTCGGACGGCAGAGCCATGAACGCCTGAATGATCTCATCGCGCTGGAGTTCCTTGCCCCAGTCAGACAACATCGGCTTGGCCTCACCGAAAATATCCGCAGAATCCTTCTGCTCTTCGGCGTCGTTGGTCGCAACGGAATGGCGTGCCCAGTCAACCCAGACGCGCATGCCGTAGTTGGAGATGGCCTCTTCCTGATCGGTAAGGGTGCCGGTGGATTTCGCCGCGCCCGACAGGGCACGAACGAGGGGGATGTTGACCTGCTCGCCGCCCTTCTTGGGATCGTGAAGGGTGCGAATGATCGAGTTCGGGGAATCGCCCATATAGGGCGAGAACATGTTTTCGCGGACAAACTCGCGAACCAGTTCCTTGCGGTACTGGACGAGTTTGTTGTTCGTTTGCGGGGTCGTAAGAGCCATGATGGCGTCCTTTCGTCGCGCCGCAACCGGTCAACAAAAAACCCGCCTCACCGGGCGGGCTGCAAATTCTGCTGAATGCGGTCGTCTATCGGCGCAAAGCGGATTTCAGGAGGCCCGCGTCGCTGTTGTCGTCGCCGTCGTCATCACTGACAGCGGCGGCCGTTTGTTTGTTCAGCGATGGGGGCAGCTGCGTTACAGGACGTTGTGCTGGCTGCACGTTGCCGCGAATGCGCTCAATCAGCTTGGCCTGATGTGCCGGGTCTTTAAGCCGGTCCTCAAGCTGCTTCTCAAACCACGCATTCGGGTCAGCACCGATCTGATTGAAGACGGTCGTTTTCTGGTGCCACCGGACAATATCGCCAAACGGGTCCATTGATTCCCGCGCGCGCTGTAAAACAGCATGTGCCTCGGGATCATGTGACATTAACGCCTGGTCGATTGCGTCGTAGGCGGCCTTGACCTTCTCCGCCCCGAACTCGCGAACTGCGTTCTGCTGTGAATAAAATTCACGCAGTCTGCTGATTTCGCTCTTTACGGGGTCGATTGCGGTTCTGACGTTGTGATCGACAAAGCCGTTGGCATCCTCGAATATATCGGGGATTTTCTCCGACTGCTTGTTCTGCTGCTGTTGAGCAATCTGCCGGCGGAGGTCCGCCATGTCTCGCTCATACTGGCGTGCACGCTCTTCAGCGGCCCGCCTCGCGTCCGCTTCCTCCTTTAGCCTCCACGGTGGGATGCCTTCGGATTGGCGCTGTTCCTTGACTTCGGGCGGCGTCGCATCCGGCTGGGCTTGCGCCTCCGGTTGCTCGGCTGCCTTCTGTTTCGGAGCAAACCTCCCGTGCTCGTCGCGGGGGAGATTGTCCGGATGTTCCTGCGCTTCCGGTTCTGGTTGCGCTTCATTTTCCGGCTCTGTGGTCAGTGCAGATTCAAACAGTTCCTTGTCGTCGTCGGCCATAAGCCACTACGTCCTTTCGCGTTTCGTGCGTGTACGATCTCACCCCATGCGCCGGGCGTGGCGTCGGTCGTGACGTGACCGATGACGAGTGCCCTTTATCGTGCGGGCGGACGATTCATCTGCGACCGCATCCTGCGGTCTGCATCCCGGTCGGAAGCTTCTTGCTGCAACCTGGCTGGGGCAAGCTCGGCTTCGCGGAGTGTCTTGAATGCGGCGGCGCGGCTTTGTTCGGCGCTCGCATTCGTTTTATTTATATTGGCAATCACCTCCGCATCCTGAAGATGCGCGGGAGGCTCGTATGGCGCTGGCTGAATGGACGGAGACTGAGGCACATCAGATGGCCGGGAAGCTTCGGCAAGCGCCTTGACCGTCTGGGCTTCCTTCAGGTTGGCGTTTGCGTTGGTCTCGCGAAGTTTTGCCTGACCGGTCGCCAGTTCAAGCTGCTGCGCCGGGCCGGGCTGTTGCGATTGCTGGATCATGTCCAGAACGCGCTTCTTGGTCTTGCCGTCGATCCCTGGCGATAGTTCGATCAGAACCGCCGGCGGCACTTGCGCGCCCGACTGGGCAAGAGCGAGAAGCGCATCATAGGTATCGGCAGCCATGTTGATCGTGTCCGGCCCCTCATCGATGATGATGTCAACATCGAGTGAGCCAATAGCATTGACAATCGTCGGCAAGCCCGTCTCGGGATCAAACCCCAATCCGTTTATCTTGATGTGCTGCGCGATGTTATCGTCGTCGGTAACCCGGATAAAGCGTTCAGCCGTCCAGTGCCGCTGAATGGCATTCCAGACGGCGCGATATACCCGGATTTTCCAGCCTCGATATGCTGAAATGTATGGTCCAAGTTCCGCTATCCCGGCTTGCTGCAATAACTGGATTGCGCGCCCGGATTGCCTTTCTACACCCTGGCCAAGAATTGCAGGGTTGGGACCGAAATTCTCGATCTCGGTCTTGTCCTGTGCCAGGAGTTTTTCCCAGCCTGCAAAATCAAAACTCTGATCGTCGGCCTTCACCTCGCCGCCGGGGTTGACGACTATCACGCCGTCAGGTCGCGCCCATTCCGCGCGGGCCTTCTCCGCGTCCTGAACCGCGGCATTCGTCATGATCAGGCGGCGAGACGCCAGAATGTGATTGAGTTTAGAAGCCTTGAAGTTGATCGAATCCTGCGTGGACTTCATGTTGCGCACGAAGCCATAACGGTCACCGTCATGATCAACGCTGGCCGAATACATCACATATTTGCTGGTCGTCTCGCCCTTTTCGTCAACGAGGAATGATTTGCCCTCCATCAGGACGGTCGCGCCGGTGAAGATCGAATAGTACCACTGGCCCTTGTGCTTGTACCAGCAGTCAACGAGCCGGATGTGCTTGCGCGTGCTGTCAAACCACTTCTGCTCCCGATCCGGGCTTGTTGTCAGGTCTGTCCCGGTTTCTATCGATGCATCCAGATCATCCTCTTTCTCCGGGAACATTTCCTTTGCGGTCTCGATGTCGATCCACTTCGATACGCCCATGTATCGAGCATCCGAGAAGTCCGAGCGATAGCTGCGAGGGTCATAGAAAAACGAATCCGGCTCGACGATATCAATCTCGATCTCGGGATCTCCGCGATCACCATGGATTAAATTGACTTCAATGCCGGAAATTCCTTCGATGGCCCCATCGCGGGCGGCCTCAGACGATTTCGGCTGCCATTCCTGTTGGTCGAGAACGTAGCGAATGCACGCGGTCGCCAGATCGGCACCGTCGTCGTGCTGTGGTGTCCGCGGAAAGGCCTTGGGGTCTTGCCGCATGCGTTCCAGCACACCGACAACACCATCAATCTTGCGACCGATGCGATTGAGCGTCTGGATCGGCTGCTTGCGCTTTTTCTGAACCTTGATCTGCGCGTCAGTCCAGTGGGCACCGTGATAATAGCGGCGCGCTTCCTTCGCTTCGTCGATTTCCCCGCGTTTATTGCCAAGATAATCCTGATAGGCGCGCTTAAGCTTATCGATGCCCCAATATTCGACCTTCCCTGCCGGCGCGCTGCTCGAATTGGTCTGCGCGGTCGGAGTGCCCGAGACGTAATCAGTGGTCACGAAACCATCCAGAGATTGTCATCGTCGTTGCTCTCGCGCTCGCTGTAGCCGCTTTGGTCTTCTTTTGGCCTTGGCTTGTTGGCCGGCTCGCCAGCCAGCATCGTGTCGAGCAGCTGGCCTAGAAGGCCAAGGGCGTCCGCCGCATCGTCGTGCTTACCGGCCGGGAAACTCAGCAGCTCGGAACGCAACGCCGGGAAGTATGGCGCGCGCTCGTCGACATACAGCCCATTGAGCGCCATGCGGCCGCGGATCGATTGCGCCCGCACCGCCTTGTCGCCGCGTGTTGGAAATGCCTCTCGCGCCACAAAGGCGCGGCGCTCTCGGGATCGCCTGTCGAGATAAGGCCCGACGCCGGCCCTGATCTGTCCTTGTTCCTCAGCCCATCCGATCGGCTTCCATTTCAGGACCAGGTCGCAGAACGCCTCAACCCACTCGTCCGAGGCCGCCTGCTTGCGCCACAGGTCCAGCAGGTACATGCGGCCGTCAGGGTCAAGTCCGGCCACGACATGCACCGTGTAGTCGCCGCCATCGGCCGTCACCGCATAGTCGGACGCGCCGTAAACCCGCAGCGTGTCGCGGGCCGGTATCCGGTCATACGGCTTCAGCCAGTCGGCCTTGAAGTAATCGCCCTCCTCCGGTGCCGGCTCCTGCTGGTACAGCGCCGCCCACATCATGGGCGATGTTTCGGCGCGGCGTGCCCGCAGATAGGCGCCGTAGTTGTAGCCCTCCGGATCGTCCCACAGATATTCGCCGGGCTTTCGGCCCAACGCATCGCCTTCCTTGGCAATGGCCGGTATTGAAACCACGCGGGCTTTCAGGATGCCCTTGTCGATCTGCTCCAACACCCGGCCGGCAATGTCCTCCTCATGCCAGCGGGTGTGCATGATGACCCGCCGCGCGCCGGGCTTGAGGCGGGCCGAGAAGTCATCGATGTACCAGTCCCAGCGTTTTCGCCTGACAGTTTCCGACCAGGCATCCTCACGGGAACCAAATGGATCGTCGATCAGCCCCAGATCGGCGCGGAAACCGGATATGCCGACGCCGGCACCGACGCCGTAATATTCCCCGCCGCTCGTGAGCGCCCAGCGTGACGCCGCCTGGTTGGTCTGGTCCGGCGTGACGCCAAGGACCAGCGCGTTCAAGTTTAGATCGTTCCTGACCCGCCGGCCCCAGCGCTCCGCAAACTCGACCGAGTGGGTGGCTGCGAGAATGTTGTGCTGCGGGTTGTTCGCCAGATACCAGGCCGGAAACAGCACCGAGACATAGGTGCTCTTTGCCGAGCCGGGCGGAGCGAAGATCAGCAGGTTGTCGTTCTCGCCCCTCGCAATAGCCTCAAGCTCGCGGATAATCAGCTTGTGGTGCTCTGCCGGCTCGAAGCCCTGCAGGCGAGCGTATTC